TCGGTCGCAAGCCGGACGGTCACCGTCGACGGGTTGGTGCCCGCCGACCTTAAGCTCACGATCTTCGGCCCCGCGTCGTCACCGCGCATCACCGTGACGCAGGGGGACTTCATCAACGTCTACTCTGCGGACGTTGAAGTGCCTGGCGGCTCCAGGCTCATCATCGACGGCTCGAGCTTCCCCAAGACGATCAAGCTCGTCGGCATGTACGGTGAGACCGAGGACCGCTTCGCCGACGGCATGCGCGGAGAGGGCGCCGGAAGCGGTTCCTACTGCTTCGAGCAGCTTCGGCCCGGTACGTCCTCTGTCGCATGGGACGGCTCGTTCGGCTTCATCATGACCCACTATCTTGAGGAGGGGGAGCCTCCTTGGAACTCATAGTCGCCGACAGCGCCGGCAGGACGCTCTTCCCGATTTCTGACTTCGAGCTGGATATGGACTCGGGCTGGGGCGACGGCGTCGACAACTCGTTCGATCTCGTGGTGCGCGACTCGTCCGTACCGTTGCCGGAGGCCGCTTGGCGTGTTTTCGCCGACGGCCTGGAGATCGGCGGGCGCGTCGAGGGGTTCGAGCTCAAGACGCGCCGCACTTCGTCCGAGCTGCACTGGACCGGGTCGACCTGGACTGGAGTGCTCGAGAAGCGCCTTCTGTGGCCCGATCCGGGCCAGGACTACCTTGTCCTCTCTGGGGACGCAAACGCCGTGCTGCGGTCCGCGGTTAAACGGCTCGACATCGGCTCCCTCTTCACGGTTCCCGATGCCGACGCCGGGGTGAGCGTAAGCTACCGATGCAACAGGGACGTACCCGACGCCTGGACCAACCTTAGGCTGGCGATGCGCTCCGCAGGCCTTCGCCTCGATGCGAGGTGGGTGGGCGGATCGTGCAGGCTCCAGGCGGTGAAGGTGACAGACTGGCGCGGCAGGGTCGACTCCGATCTCGTAAACTTCGACCTCAAGAGCGACCTGCTCGTCACCAATCACCTCAAGGCGGCCGGCAAGGGCGAACTTGCGGCCAGAGAAGTCGTGGACGTCTACGCCGACCGGGAAGGCAGCGTGGGCACCGTGAAGGCGATGACCGGCGTCTTCGAGCTCGAGGAGTACTACGACGCCAACAACACCGAGGGCGACGATCTCCGCGACCAGGCATCCAGCCGACTCGAGGACAAGCAGTCCGAGGGCAGCGTGACCGTGACAGTCAACGAGGGTGTCGAGTTCGGCCTCGGCGATATCGTTGAGGCCAGACACTACTCGCCAAACGTGACGGTCTCGGTCGAGATCAGCAGCAAGATCGTAAAGGCCGCGGGGTCGGGCTACAGCGCCACGTATGGCGCATCGCCTGGTGCGGTGGGGAGATAGGAGACTGCTATGAAGCAGATAGAACTCATCGGCCCGCCCCTTTACCAATGGGATACGGGTCGGCGCGTCCGCGTCTCGGTCCGCGGCGCGACGGAGGCCCACTTCGCCATCGCCGGATCGGCGCGCGCATTGGTGACCCCGGTCGTCGGCGGCGAGGCCCCGGTGCCATCGCTCCTGCTGACGGCGGGCGCCGACATTGCCGCATGGGCGAGCGATGGGCGCGACACGCAGGCGCGCGCCGTGCTCAGGGTGCGCCCGAGGGCCAAGCCGGACGGATACATATACACCGACGACGAGGTCAAGACCTGGGCGGACATCGAGGACTGGGTGCGCGAGCAGCTAAAGTCGGCGGGCGAGCCCGGAACGAAGTGGTACGTCGGGGGAGGCACCCCCGCCATAGGTGGGCGCGTCGGGGACCTCTACCTCGACAGTGAGACTGGCACCTATTATCGCTACGGCGAGATTGGAGATACGAATGGCTAACGCATGGAACCAGGTTGGAACGCTCATGGGCCCCAAAGGCGAAAAGGGCGCGACCGGCGACGCCGGCCCCAAGGGCGGCAGCGTCCGCGTGGCGAGCATCAGCGTCCCATCGGACGGCGAGGTTGCCTTCTCGGCGCTCTCCCCGTCTGACGGCGTGCAGGTCGGCGACCTCGTGCTCGATGCCAAGGGAAGCGTCTATCCCATATCGGCGGTGGATCAAGGCGGGTCTACCGCCCGAGTCGGTTCCGCTATCAACGGCGTGAGCCTCAAGGGGCCCAAGGGCGAAACGGGCGCCACTGGCCCCAAAGGCGCCGACGGCACGTCCATCACGGTCAAGGGCGCGGTGAGCAGCGAGTCCGCGCTGCCGTCCGGTGCCGCCATCGGCGACACCTACGTCACGAGCGACAACAGCCACATGTGGGTGAAAACCGCCGCGACCGGTGATGCGCAGTGGACGGACCTCGGCGAGATGAAGGGACCCAAGGGCGACAAGGGGGCCACGGGCGAAAAGGGTGACAAGGGCGACACTGGCCCCAAGGGCGCACAGGGGCCGGCTGGCCCAGGCATCACGTTCGGCCAGGGGGCGCCTACGGCAGCGTCGCAGGAGGGGGCCGTCTACATTGATACGGCAGACGGCTTTAAGGTCTACCAGTACGGCACGAGTGCCTAGTGAAGGGGGAGCGATATGGCATGGACTAACATCGGATCGCTGAAGGGTCCCAAAGGCGATAAGGGCGATACCGGCGCCAGGGGAGCGCAAGGGGATCAGGGGCCGCAAGGGAAGACCGGCCCGATCGGGCCGACTGGACCGACCGGGCCCAAGGGCGAAACCGGCGCAAAGGGGCCGCAAGGTATTCAGGGCCCAAGGGGCGAGACCGGCGCTAAGGGCGCTGACGGCACTTCCGTGACCGCTGGGACCGGCGCACCGACAGGTACTGCCGTGGTCGGTTCGGTTTACATCGACGCGAGCACGGGCAACCTGTACACCTACAAGGCCTAGCGGGTGACGGCGAAATGGCCTGGATTAAGTTGGGCAACATAAAGGGGCCTGCCGGGGAGACGGGGCCACGGGGTCCCGCGGCCTCGACCGCCCAGACGTTCCTCGCCGCGCACCCTGTGGGCTCCCTCTATATGGAAAGCAAGGGCACGAACCCTGGTGCCACCTATGGGGGAACGTGGGCCATGCGAGACAGCCAGAACGGCTTTATATGGGAAAGGACGGCTTAAATGGAGATTGTGACCGGCAAAGCGGGCGTGCCACACGTCAGCTCGGCCGACGACGGGCGCCGCATTGCGGGCGAAGTCGGCACTGGCAGCTATGTGCTGCAGACGGGCGGCAAGCTGGCCCCATCTCTCGTCGATGCGAACACCGTCCGTATCGCGACCGGCGACATGATCGTGCAGGGTCGCCATATCGGTGTCACCGCACCCGAGGACGTCAAGGTAGCGAGCGGCTCGCAGGGCAAAAAGCGCATGGACTACATTTGCGTCCATTACACCCGCGATGTGAGCGGGTCCAGCCCGACCCTTGTCGAGAAGGTTGAGTGGAAGGTTCTCCAGGGAACCCCCGGCTCGAGCGCCGCCGCGCCGTCGGTGCCGAAAGGCTCCATCCTGGACGGTGACGCCGACGTGACGGTCCCGATCTGCTCGGTGACATTCGACGGACTGACGACGGGTCAGCCTAAGCTGCTCATTCCGACCCTTACCCCGCTCGCGACCCTCGGGGATTCCGTATCCCGTACGCCGAGAGTTTTTGTCGGCAACAAGATCGTGAACTTCAACCATGCGAATTACACGCTGCTTTGGGACAAGGCAGGCTTTGAGCGGGAGTTCGGGCGAAGCTTCGACAATTCCCGCGATTCCGTGTGCGCGATGAACGGCGATGCGAGCTACGACTTCATGGTTTCTGGCGTTAATTTCTACCCGCGCAACGAGCAGATCGTCGTCGCAATCAGCGGCACACACATTGGCCCGTTCCGAGTGAACTACATCGTTGTGCTTGGCTAGCATTCGATGCGCCAATCTCGGGAGGCTACGTCGCGCCATTCACCAACGAGTTTTTGAAAGGCACCCTTGGTTGCGCTGCCGGTCTAGCTGACCCACGACGTTTCCCCGCGATTCCAGACATTCCGGTTCGTTGTCGCCGCCACCTGCAGACCGACCTCGCCGGTCGATGCCGAAACATAGCAGTACGCGCACACGTTCTCCACAGTTCCGATAGGGGACACACAGACAGCCGGCACGTAGACGTTGCCGTCCACTGGCCGCATCTGTTCGGGCAGGCGGCCGGCGACCCAATATGCAGACGTGCCCTGCGTCGCGCTCCATTGCGGCACGCATCGCGCGCCCTCGCGGCGGTAGCGCACGAACGACTTTCCATTGTCGGGCTCGCCGTACAGGTAGTTCCAGTCGGTTCGGGATACGGAATACTATTTATAGCCAAGCACTAAAACAACGGCAAGATTTTGGTGAACTTCAGTGTAGTGGTCATATACCGCATATCCATTTCTCATATAGAAGAGCTTGTGATGTGCCTTTGTAAATGTCGCCGCTTTCCCAGAAAAAGAAAGCGATGCGCCTTCAACGTCCAGCGATCCGTCGGGATTGAAGGCATTTGCGCAAAGAATCACAGTCGAGTAATCCGCAGGATACATCCTCACTACGCCAGATTTGTAGTAGATATCTACATACGCGAAGCCTGTTACTTCTTCGCCTAACGTAAAGTTTCCAATCGTCCCTTTGGCATTCTTGTACAAAACCGTACGGGATACGGAATGCTACAGGGGAATAAAGCCCATGGCCGAGGGCCATTCGAAGCCGCGTATCGGCTCTGATGACGTCACACCAAACATCACGTCACCGTTGGTCTGAACTATTAGCGACACCCCAAATTTGAGCTGCATGTTTGCGCAGATGCACACGCTCAACTCATTGGCTGGCAGGTAATTCGACGGCAGCGTGAGCACCTTGGCCGCATGGCCGGTCTGACCCCCGGTGGTCATGTGGCCGCTGCCTTTCGTCTCAAAAACAAGTGAGTGTATGGCGGGAATGTAGAAGACATCCAGAGTTACGTCGCAGCCGTAGATATTTGCTCTGCCGGTGGCGATCTTCATTCGGGATACGGAATGCTAGTCAATCACGACAAAGTCGTGGGCGAGACGCGGCGGATGGTGTGTGGGTCGCTCTAGCCGGATGGCGGAGCCGTACACTAGACGATGGGCCACGAGCAGGCACCCCTGTTAAAGGCTCCGGACGTCGCGCTGGCGACCTTGAAACCGACCGCGCCGTCCTTGCTTATAAAGCAATATGCGCAGACATTGAGAACGTAGCCGTTGCTGTTCGTCACGCACGCCGGCATGTAGAGGTTGCCAGCTGGCCGCAGCTCCTCCGGGATGCGTTTGTCCACCTGCCAATATTCAGCATTCGACTGGCTGACGCTCCAATTGAGCATGCAGGTGCGCCCGATGCGCTGCACGTAGATGCAAGACGGCTTGCCCGGGGCTCCGTAAAGCATAATCCGGTCGCCGTGGGATACGGATTCCTAGCTCCCGAGTATCAGCCGCTCAACCACTTTCTGCGCGTCCTTGCAGATGCGCGGCCTCGGCACGATGTAGTGCTCGTAGGCCGTCCCGATATCGCTGTGCCCGAGCATCATGGCCACGGTCTCGATGCCGACCCCGCCCTCCACGGCGAGCGTCGCCCATGTGTGTCGGCACTCCGTCATCGAGGTCCAGGCGGCTCCGGCTTGGCGGCAAGCGGATTTGATGTGCCGCGCGATGGCGTCGGGCGACAGATCGCACAGCCAACCCGAGCGGCCTTTTCGCAGCGTGCGCAGGCGTTTGACCGCGAAGCGGGGGAGCCAGCAGGACCGCGCGGAGCGCTCGGTCTTCGGCGCCTCGATGACCTCATTGCCGCGCACGACTTGCCTCGAACGGCGGATGCGGACCTCGCCGGTGCGCAGGTCGATGTCCGACCACTTGAGGCCGCACGCCTCGCCGCGCCGCAGCCCGAGGGTTACCGAGCAGATCGCGACCGCCTCGCACTCGTGTCCCCACAGCGCGCGGAGGTAGGCGCGGACCTGGCTCGCCTCCATCGTGCGTGGTCGGTGCGCCGGCTTGTGCGGTAGCTCGACACCGGCGGCGGTGGGGTCGTACATCCGCACTCCGAGACGGCGGATGGCCCAGCGGATAACCTGCCGCAGGGTCTTGTATGCCTTTTCGGCGGCCCCAGGCAGCTCAAACGAATCAATCCAGCCCTGTACGCCCTCGGGCGTTATCGCCTCGAGTTCCAGCTCGCCCCAGCGAGGTAGGACGTGCAGCGCTAGCGCGCTCTCGTATCCGGCCAGGGTGCAGGCGCGCAGCCTGCCGCGCTTGTCGTCCATGTACCTCGAGGCGGCCTCTGCAACTTTCATCATGGTCTCCAATCCCGTAAATCCCAGACGCGTGGGCTCTCAAGGAGAGGATACGCGCGTGGGATTTCTGCCACGAGAGGTCGAGAGAAAGGAGTCTAAATGGCATTGATCGGGACCCTTGTCGGGCCCGCGGTGCGCCTGGCGACAGATGGGAGGGGTCTCCCGATTCTCGCGTCTGATGAGCCTGAGGTCCCCGAGGGCTTCAAGGCAGTCATGACGTATGAGCAGCAGGGCGGTTCCATCTACCAAGTATGGAGTGTCGTGCCAGACGGGGTGCGCGATGACGCGGTTCGGCTTGCCGCCATGTCCGCCGAGACTCTCGACGATGAGGACGCGCTGAAGGTACCCCAGCTCATCCGGCCGTGGTATGTGGGTGAGGCCTCGTATGCCGCCGGCGCGCGTGTGGCATATGGAGGCGACCTGTACAAGTGCCTGCAGACGCATGCGCCCCGTATCGGATCTGAGCCCGATACGGCCCCGGAGCTTTGGGAAAGAATCAACCATTAAGGAGAAAGATGTTTTACGGACAATTTGTATCTGGGTCTGTCTACCTGACCACGGACGGCTCCGGCCTGCCGATTCGCGAGACGGCGGAACCCAACCCCGGCGCCGGTTACCACACGGTGCTCTCCTATGAGCAGCATGACGGCGCCATCTGGCAGGTGTGGACTCTCGTTCCCGATGCCGGAACGCCCCAGGACGCCGCGCTCATGCTCGCGCAGATCCAGGCGGCCGCCCTCTCCGACGATGACGCGTTGAAGGTTCCGGCGCTCTATCCGCTCTACATGTGCGGCCACGTCTACGCGCAGGGCGACCGCGCGCTCTGGCAGGGCACGCTCTACAAGGCCATCTCGGGCCACACGGCGACTGCGGCTGATCCCGTTTCCGACCCCCAGCACTGGGCGAAGGTCGTTGCGTCCACGGCCGGCGGCGCTGACGTCCCCGAGTGGGTCGGCGGCAAGACGTACGCAAAGGGCGACCGAGTCACCAAGTACGGGTCTGTCTACGAGTCGCTGATTGACGGAAACACGCTTGAGCCCGGCGCTTTCGGGTCTGACAGCGCCTGGAGCATCGTGAGCAACGGCTAGGGGAGGGTCGCATGTCCAATATCATCATCCAGTTGACCGAGCCTCAGGTCTGGGCAATTGCCATCGCGTGCGCATTCATGGTCATGGACATCCTGACCGGCTTCATCGGCGCTGTCATCAACGGCAACGTCTCGAGCGCCAAGATGCGCGTCGGCCTCGGCCACAAGATCCTGCTCTGCTGCCTCATCGCGGTCGCAGTGATGATCGAGCTTGCCGGCACGCATATCGCCGGCCTCGGCTTCAGCGGCGTCTCCGTGACCGTCGTGTGCGCCTACATCATCATCATGGAGGTCGCCTCCATCCTCGAGAACGTGTGCGCTGCATACCCCGAGCTTCGCGACACCCCGCTCATGCGCATTTTCGACCATGACGTGGACGGTGAATAGCGTGGCCAAGCTGTTCGTCATCTGCGGGCACGGCGCCGGCGACCCCGGCTGCTGCGCCGGCGGGTACACCGAGGCCGAGCGCGTGCGTGCGCTCGGCAGGCGCATCAAGGAGCTTGGCGGCGATCAGGTGGTGCTTTGCGACACTTCGCGCAACTGGTATGCGGACGGCGGGCTGAACAGCCTCAAGGCTGACGGTCCCGTCGTTGAGCTGCATATGGATGCCAGCGGCCTCAAGACACCTCACGGTGCCCATGTGATCATCAGCTCGAAGTTCAGTCCGGACTCCTACGACAAGACGCTGTCGGCCAGGTTGTCAGCATTTATGCCGGGACGGGCGCAGAAGCTCGTCAAGCGATCCAACCTCGCTAACATCAACAGGGCCGCCGCGAGGGGCATCAACTACCGCCTCGCCGAGAACGGCTTCATCGACAACGGCGGCGATCTGCAGAAGTTCAATGAATACCTCGACGACCTGGCCCGAATCTACCTCGAGAGTTTCGGAATCAAGGCATCGAATTCCGCGCCCGTTCAGCAGGCGCCCGCGAAGCAGCCGACCCAGCATACGACTGAGACCAAGGGCTTCGGGGGCCGCTACCGCTGCACCGTCTTCAAGCTCAACGTGCGCTCGGCGCCGTCCCTCTCCGGGTCCGTGGTGGCCTCCTACAGCAGGGGGCAGACTGTCGTGCTCGACGACTGGTATAAGTCCGCGGACGGCTTTATCTGGGGACGCTACACCGGCGGCAGCGGGAAGCTCCGCTATATTGCCGTCGGACGCGCCACCGGAAAGCCCGAGGCAGATGACTACCTCGTCAAGGAGTGACATGAAGCTTAGCGAGAAGCTACTCGGCGTCGTCTACGCGGTCCTGGCGGTCATCGCCATGTTCGCGCTCATCGCCGTTGCCTGTTCGCTTGCGCATCCCAGCGATGCGAGCGCGACGGGTGTCGCCACTGTCATGGACCAGTCCGACGGACCACTCTACGATCTGCCGCAGAACGTGTCCTCATATATAGCCACCGAGCGCTCGACGAATCGAGCCTACATCGTGGTCGAGAGCGACCGCGGCATCGCCATCACGCCGTACCTCGACGTGGACGGCGATCAGGTGATTATCGACAGACCATAA